TGTACCACTGCGGTGCAAGAATATTCCTTTTAAAGAATATTTTAGTTACTGCTCTCAAAGGAACTTCGTTTCTGAAGTCCCTTATAGATGGACGCCAGACTCTAGCTATTAATAGCGCAGAGTCGTCAACAAAGATGTTAACAGGACGATCAACGAGACCAGCATGAAGAAAACCCTCATGTTGATCCCGAGCTCGTCTTGGGCATGCCTCATCGAAGTTCCCGATGAGGCAGATATCGCCTGCTAAGCGGGAACCAAAGATCCGAAGATCGATTGGTATCCGTTTGACAAGACGATTCCAAACAGTATAAAGCTTCCTATCACAGCCGTAATCAAGATTACGGCGATGACTAAGTAGCCGGATACCGTTAGCCAAGCGGTAAATAGCTTTGACATCGAGTTGATCCTCCTTTAAAAAGAGTGGCTTAACATCAAGCCCGTTAAAAAAGTAACTTCCACAGGACTCACGAAAATAACCAGTAGAACAAGTCTTACTGGCATTAACCGTAAATCCGAGGAAGTTGCAAAACGAGCTATAAAGAGCAACGCCTTCGGTCGGGATAATAATATCATCACCAAAGACTGAAATGTCAGAATCATCAAGGCCAAGATACTCAGCAACGCTGAGTGCCGCAGCTACGAAGATAAGACTCTCCAGTTCAAAGGTGAAACCGCAACCCATAGCCGAGAATTTCTCGTATGGGAAAACGGACCGATCCAAGGTGTAACTATGGCTACGTATAGCGTCTAAAACACGGAACCATTCGGGAGGTAGAATCTCTTCTACCAGTCGTTTGGCAATCGTATCAGAAGCGCTTGAAAAATCAACAGTGGCTAAAGAACCCGACTTAGAACCAAACAAGGCTCCTGTCGCGTTCTTCACATCACTGTTGAGATTGTAGCCAGCACGCCGAAGGCGGCGTCGAATCGATTTCCCCATAGCTAATTGGAAGAAGGTATTAATACCTGGTTCTATAGCTATAGTTCGATCAGTCTTCGCGTTCTTCGGTACAGTTATAACTATATTACCATCACAAAGGGTCAGATCCGATAGCCCACCATCTCTATACCAGAGAGGGTAAGCTAAAGGAAGTGTATCTTTTATGATGGGGTACAGCGTTGCTGTTATTCCGCGTTCGTCTCGGAATTTGCGTGTGGCCGAAACGTCTCTCCCTTTTACAAGTTGAGAGACGCCTGGACCCCACGTGCCGTCGTCGAAGAAATCACCAACATTAAATTCACCGAGTATTCTGCAGATTTTCCGTTCAAGGCTATGTAATAGCCAAACGTTCGGTCCCTTGAAAAGGGGATCGAATTGCAGATTGGTAAATCGCTTGTTGGTTTCCTTGCATTGGATCTCCGCTTTCGCGAAGCTCTTCAGTGCCTCACTCTTAACGTCGATGCCAGTTTTAAGAAACTGGCTTTTTCGTAAGAAAGACACTGCTGCAAAGTCATCTCGGAATTGAACCGGATCATTGTAATGATCAGGCTTAATATCCTTCTTAACTAACTGCTCAAACTCGCCTGCTCGATACAAGATCAAGCACGAAAGAGAGAGAGCAGTATCTAAGGAGATGAAGAAGTCTTCGATTGATCGTTCGAAGAACGATCGGGGCATTCGGAAGGACCGGATTTGGTTAATCCGGGAGCGTTCCTGAGAGGAATTACTAACCTTGCCCTTAGGGCGGTCACTACCTTTGCTAAGCATATAAGGCTCCTGAGAAGTTTCGAGATCACGTCTTAATAGACAGTTTCGTTGTTCTCAACGAGTGCCGTCGTTACAGCATTAGCAAGAAGGTTCTTGGCAAAAGCCAGAATATCCTTGCGATTCTGCAGCGATGAGCGCTCAGGCATGATGAACGTAATGTCAGCTGTGAGATCATAAGCTTTCGTCGGTGCAGGTGCAATACCTGACATCGTCGAATTGCTAATTGTCTCCAGTACTGGCATCACAATCTTCAGCCTAGCCTTATAGTTCCGGCTAGTCTTAGACGGATTCACGAGGGAGGCAGTAATGATGGGGTAACCCACCGAAATGCCTCCAACACGATCCGCATAAGATGCCAGAGGGCCAGTAATTCCAACTGGTCCAAAGGTGTGGGCCACAGGTGTGGTCGCGCCGTCATTTATGACGATATTGCCAATTTGAGGCATGGTCGTACTCCTTAAAGGGTTAAGAAATTATCACTTACGGAGCTGCACAAGGAGGGCCAGGGATTCAACAATATGAGTAGCTGATAGTGGATTCTTAAAGGCGGGTAGCCGAGGGACTGGAGGTGTAGTTAATACAACTCTATCCTTAGTTACCGTTCTTTTTGAACCAAAAATCTCGCCTTCAAAAGTTGAATATGTATCCCAAGTAGCATCGCCTAATAAGCGAATATTTGTGGTATACTCCTTTGTAATCGTCGTGGTCTTCGTACCTGTAACAAACTCAAGGCCGGCATCTGCCGAAAAAGAGGTTATATAGTTACCGATAGGAAGAAACCAGTCAATCACAAAGGACCAGGGTAGGGCTTCCCAGGCTATTTCGGCTGGGTTGATTAGACCTAGCTTCTGTAGTTCGCTTAGAGGACCGTTTTTTATTCGATACTCTAAAACGTAAGACACTTTCACTGTACAAGTGACATGACGCTCTACTTTCCTAACATCTGCTAATTGAACAGTAGATGTAAAGTTAGTATCAGTCTGAGTCACTGCACTCCGTACGACTACACGATCAGATTGATCGTCGGTCATCAAACGAGCAAGGGCTATGCCCGCGCCGTAAGCATCTTGGAGAAGAGGAGCAACACCAAAATTATAAGCCAGTGTATCACCGGCTAACGATTTCGATGTAGCACCAAGCACACGTTTCTTGGTTTTCACCAGAGAAGCGAGTGTCTTCGCGATGTCGGAGATTAGTGAAAATGTCTGCGCACGTTCCGCTACCATCATAGCAATATGCACGCTCTGGTCAGAAAGTTTCTCGTAAAGCTTTGAGATTCCTTGACCTTCGGCGGCTGATATGAGGGAAGCGGCATCGTACGTCCCATGAGTAACGTAGTTCAGACCAAAGAACCCTACTTGCTTTTCGAAAAGATAGACAACTTTGTTGCTAGCTGTTCGAGTAAGCGTGTAGAAGTGCTTTAGCCATCCATTATAGTTGTGTATATAAATAGTACACCACTGTTTATGAATCCAAGTTCCAGTAAAACCATAATCATACGTCATAGACAATGAATACGGATTATTCTGGACTCGGTGAGCTGCGTTCGCCACACGTTTATATCGCAACACGCCTTGACGTTCTAAGGATTGTAAGCGATAATAATTAGCAAGACGCAATTCGTACTTTTGTAAACGAGCATCGTACATCGAGATGTACTTTGATCGTCTTTCTTGGGCACGCTGCAACTTTGCGACGTAAAGAGCCCACCTTGCTCGATCTTTCTGAGAGAGTGGTGCATCTTTCTTCCTTTTCCTAAACTGCGGTTCCCTAGGGAGACGCGGTGGAATGAAAGGTGGACGGCTGGGCATTAGAAGTGGAAATTTTCTTGGTATCCACTTCCTATATGCAGTCTTCTTCGCATGGAAGCCAGGTGATGACACAGATATACTTGTGCCTGTGACGAACGTACTAGAGGGATTAGAAAATCCCAAGTACGAAAAGTTAATCGGCGCATAACCATAGCTCGGTCGAGATATTGTTTGGGATGTATATCCAGACAATACCGATCGGACTTTAGTATAAACCTTCGTCACCATGATAAACTCAACAATTCAAGGATGAGCAATAATAACTCGGTTAGATATGAAATAATTTCTGTCTCTGTCGAGTCCATTGACGCCTCCTAGTAAAGTTAAGTTAAGTGTGAGATAATAATTATCTCAGAGCCCAAGAGCTCTAGAAGGGACCCGG